CAATCAGTGAAGGAAATGACCAGATTTCCGTTGGCAGGAATGGAGATACCAGTCCCATCAACCAGGCCCTTGGGGACATATCACTGAATGAACTATCGGGGCTTGACAACTTCTCTGCAACAGCTAACTCTACTGACATTTCAAATGGCATTGTCTATGAGAACGATGTTATCATAGGCAGCACCAGTGGACTACTTGAAAACAGTGTGAAAAATGCAATTGTCAGGAATATAACCCTATACAATAATGGCTCTGGTTTGGTGGCAAGTCATTTTGGTTCATTAGCCGATAATGCAATTCCAGGCACAAGTTTCACTGCTACCAATATACTCTCCTTTAACAATACTGGAGCCGAATTTACCATTAATACTAATACGTATCCTGGCACGAGTTGGCTTGTTGAATACTCAAGCACAGGAGGAGGGACAACCAGTCCAAGTTCTTCTAGCCAATTCCAGAATATGTTTAACAGTGCTCCTACTGGTATGGGCACTGGCACTAATCAGTGCATAGTCTATGTGCCGTCTAATAGCAATATGAAGGGTGCTGGAAAGAATGGTGCAGACATTGGAGCCAATGTTGTCTACAGATATGAGGATGGAAGCATAACAACACAGAAACTTTGGGATCAGACTACAGGGCAGTTCCCTTGTGGCGCTACAGTTGCAGGCTTAAACGATGACCCAAATGGGTCTACAACGGCAACGCAAGCTTGTATCAATGTCCATAAGAGATTAAACGTTGGGGTAAATGGATGTACTATACCCTAAATAGGCAAGAAAATAGTCAAGGAGAAAAACAATGGGGTAGTTCACTATTACGAGAGATGAATAGAGAGAGATTAAGAAAGCAGTTAAAAGTCCACGAAGGAGTTTTTCACAGAGTGTATCTCGACTCTTTTAATATTCCTTCAATTGGTGTGGGATTTAATTTGCTGAGAGACGATGCAAGAGAGAAAATCGCTCTTATCGGAGCGAACTATGACAGGCTTGTAGCAAGAGCGGATGAACTTACTGACGCTCAAATTGACGCTCTTCTTGATATGTGTATAGATGAAGCTGAGAGAACAGCGAGGGAGCTTTTCCCAGTATTTGATGGACTAGATGACACGAGGCAGCGTGTGCTATGTGATATGAGCTTTAATCTCGGATATACAAAATTCTCTCATTTTATTATGCTAAGAAGGTATGTAGCAAAGGGCAATTGGACGGCTGCGTCAGTAGAGATGAGAAACTCTGATTGGTTTCGGCAAGTAGGAGTAAGAGGGATAAGGCTTGCCGCAATGATGCTAGATGGAGGTGAGTTGCCATTCTGAATTTAATAAAAGTGCTCTCGACAATTCTAATGAAGTCGGATGACCCTGACACTGGCAACAAGAGATTTATCGGAGTCTTGCTCATGATTTTTTTCGGACTTCTCTGGTTCTTCTTCTGGATTGGGCTTCATAGAGGGAATCTTACAGAGACTGAATACGAGGGAGTGGTGGATATAGTTCATTATGGGATTTTTATATCTGCACTTATTTGGAGCTTTGGTTTTGGAGATTTCTATAGAAGGCAAATAAAAAAATAGGAGGACAGTAAAATGAGTTTAACTACAATACCTGTAGAAGTAGATAAAGAGGCTTATGAAATTTCTCAAGCCCTTGTGATGATAGTTGCTGACGTGAAGAAAGCAGTGTCAGATGGAGTGCAGCCATCTGATATTGCACCCATTGTTACGTCTGTGATAGCGCATTTAGCTGATAAAATCGCTGAGTTTCAAATGCTCGCTCAAGAGGCTAAGGCGAATCAGACAGCATTTGCTAAAGCGTTAGCTATCAGCGCTAGCGATATGTATGAAGTTATGAGAGGATAAGAGATGATTATAACAGTTGCAGAAAATTTCATATATAAAGGGCGAAGATATAGAGCGGGAGAGTCCTGGACTCTTGAAGATGCTCCTTATGATTTGCAAGTTTATGTCCGCACCATACAGGGCATTTACAGTCATAAAAGAGCAAACTGTTATTGTTGTTGTGATGATGAGGGAACGATAGAGCCGCTTGAAGATAAGAAAGATGCAATATCTGATGATGAGTGGATAGAGCGAGCGCATGGGGAGGAAGATCATTAGATAGGGAGGTAGTCATGGATTTCTTAGATGAGTTAAATATTTGGCGGGAGCAATTTAAGAAACATTTAAATGTCAAAGATTTGTCTGATGCAGAAAAACAGGATGTTCTTGAAATTGTTAAGGCGACATATAATTCTCTTGTATCTTATTTCGCTCTATCAACTGACTTTGATACATTGTGCAAAATTTTTGATGATAATATGCAAAATGCGGACATATCCTCTAAACTAAGAAAGATTGTTGATTTGACGGTAGAGAGTGCGTGGGAGGCTATAAAAGACTTGAGTGATATTGAAAGTCAGCCAACACAAGAGCAGATAGAGCGAGCACATCAAGACGCTCTTAATGCTCTTGGAGAGGCTAGAGCTTCTGACACTGCTAATCAATACGCTCAAGAGTTAAATGACATAGCTATTATGATTAATTCATGCTCTAATGAGTCTGACGCTCTTCATGTAAGACTTTGCTATACAAATGCAAAAGCTAGGGCTGATGAAATAAGGTTTGAGATTTTGAGTAAAAATAAAAGTGGAGGTGCAAAATGAATCTAGCAGTATGGTTTCCAAAACTTTTAGTTGTGCTCACAAATATTGTCACGATGGGTATGACGGGACTTGATATTTGGAAGGATTATGATAACAGAGTTGTAGACTCGAACAAAGTGCTCACAGAATTAAAGAGCATTCTAAGCTCTATTGCGGAATTCAATCAAGCTACTGCGGATTATCAAAACTTGATAATTCAATTCGCTATGCAATTACTGCCCGAAGTTGTCTCTGGACTAAATATGTTCAGCTTTACTGGAAAGAAAATCATAGTAGATTTGCCAATAGGGGAGGTGATACAGATATGAAAACGGGATATATACCAAATAAAGTAGCAGTAGCCTTAATAATATTGGGAATAATTACGATAATAGGAGTATATCTTACCTCATGCGCTCCTAAGCACGTGGGATTATCCGAGCTTCAGACATATAATCAAGAGGTGCGCAAGTGTATGGAAGTGCCTGATAATATTCCGAACCCTCAACTCATTGTAGATAATACTGGTGATACTGTAATGTGCAATGGGCAGACTAGAAAGGGCTGTTATAACGGCATTATTCACATCGCTCAGCAAACTACTGATCAAACAGTTAAACACGAGATGGTCCATTATTACGCTGATAAAGTGTTGCATTTAGGCAATGACGCAGATCATAAATGTATGATGAATGGACAGAGTTGTTATCTAAAGTGTTCAGGGATTACAATGGAGTGAGTTTGAGGGAGGAACCATGAAAAAACTATCTGGAGAAAAGAAGGATTTTCGTATTAAGGTTGTAATGAGCGGAGAGCATCTTACAGGCAAGATGAAGCAGAAGCTCATAAAGATGTTTAAGGATAATTTCACAGCAAATGTCTACGGCGAGGGTGATTGCTCTCTTAAGGTTGTCTCTATAAGGGAGATGAGAGACTAAACCATGAAACTCATGGTCCAAGCTGTAAGAGGACATTTAAGTCTGCCAGAGCCTATAAACATTGTGATGTGCACTGTATGCGGAGGGATATTTTCCACTCAAGTATATCAGCCCTACTTGCGTCTTATTGCAACGGTATTTGCCGATTACCATGTCTATCATATCGAGAATATATCAATTGATATTGTGTGTCCGTGCTGTCGAAGCGAAAGCGTTATGTCTTTCAGAATTGAGCCAAAAAATCCAGTAGTATCAACTGAAGAAATAGATAACAGGTTTCTTACAATGCCTGTGGGGAGCACTTATCTTTCTTAAGGAGCGTCAATGGAACGAATATTTTTAGTTCTATGTTTAGCGTTATTTTGTGCTGGTTGGGCTTATGCGGATAACTGCTACTACTCTCAGAACTGGACATACAGAAAATCCAATCCTGAGTTTTCGTGTCCGCCAGGGTTCAAAGAATTTACTCATACTCAAGTGTTTGACATCACAATCTGCAAATCTCCCGATGTTCCAGGCGCAGAGCACCAGCTCATTAACGTCTGCAACGTAATTAGAGATGGTGTAGATGCGTGCATTATCAGAGTAAGCAAAAAGGGGGATTTCTGTTGGGATGTGGAGGAGGATTAAATGTGTATACCCTTTGACGATGACGATATAGAGATAAATGATCATCTCAAGATGCCCTCACCTGAGGAGCGTTTAGAGGCTATGCTCAAGCGCAGAGGGCTTTCTGAGATGCCTGATGCAAAGCCCAAGCAGAAATGCCCCAGGTGCGGGCTGGATGATTGTTGTATTTGCTTATAGAAGGAGAGAGAGGGAGATTGGCAAAACTAGACCCCAGATTCTGGCGCGCAATGCTACCTATAGGTGAAGGATTGACAAGCAAAGCCTTTTGGGTTGCTGTGCTCATTATTGCTCTTGCCCTTGTATTTGTCTTTATGATCTCTCTTGCTCCACGCATTATTACGTATACAGACTTAAATGAAGCGATAGAGGCAAATAATGCGAGCATTGCGAAGTTTGAAGCGGAAAGAGAAAAAACAGTTGCGCATCTTGAGGAGCTAAAAAAGCAGTATTTGATACTTGACGATGAGGTCAAAAGAGATAGAGCCATGCTCGATGCGTATAGGAGTGCTGTAAATCAGTATGAGATAGATTTAGCCTCTCTCTATACACGACTCAATAAGCTCAATCCTGATATAGGCAAAATGGAGAGGCAGATTAGGTCCCTAAGACAAGAGCTTGCTGAGACAAAAGAGGAGATATATAAATATGAAGGGATGCTCAATTCTTGCGAGCAAAGGCAAAATATTTTGATGGAGAGGATAAAAACTCTTGAAAAAGGCAAATAGAGGTGGATGAGAGACAACGCCCCGGCACTCGCTATATTGATTCGGCTGATGAGCTTTCGTGGAATGAGTATAAGAGGGTTGTGCTCTCAGGGCTTGACAGGCTTGAGCATAGAGTAGAAATGTTAGAGCGAAAATCTCAGGATATGGATAGAAACATCGGTGTGCTCAATTTAAAAGCGGGCATCTGGTCGCTGATTGGCGGGATGATTCCGATATTAATTTTAATTGCTCTAAAAAAGCTGGGAGTAGGGTGAAGAGTTTAAATCCTATTTCAGGAGGTGATTAAGTATGTACCCGGAACATGCTATAAGTCAGAGAAGAATAGGTCGAGCAACAACAAGAGCAGGCACTAGAGCCCGCGCAAGGGGACGTGGTGCTGGCAGACAGACAACCAGGTCAAGTGGAACATAGCGGGAGGAGGGTTACTCGGCAAGCGTTTTGAGGCGCTTCTTAGTTGCATAGGAGCGCCTCAGAGGGATACTCTCAGGCAATACTGCCATGCGTAAGATGGGAAAATCCAGTAAAAGAATCTGATATAGCCGATTTGTGGCCGTATTGAGTGGCAGAGCCGCACAGATAACAAATACCGTGCAGGGTTCCACTAACAGGTTCCTTAATACAGAGGGAGGTAAGAATTTCTACACCCTTTACTTATTGTCTTGCCAGAGAAACAACTGTCTATTGTCAAGAATCACCTCAACTTTATCGAGCCGCTTTATTTGCCACAGTGGGAATGCTGAATCAAGAGAATCGGCTTCTACGAATTGAGCGTGCCTGATTTTTCTCGGAGTTCCACATCGTGCATAGTGGAATTTCTTTCCATGTCTGTGCGCTAATCTACTCCACGTATGTGCTGTAGTTTTGAATGAATCGTCTCCTCCTAGCAAAATTCCCGCAAACTTATGAATCACGGACTCAACACTGCCCTCAGACATTCCATTTTGTACTGCAAGATACCATGGCCAATCTCCTGGTAATTTATCAAGATACTGGCAAGAAAAATCAAGGCTCCTGAGTCCCTGCGCAACCAGGTCAGGAACTATGGCAATATATGGTATTCCGACTCTATAGGCTTTTTCAAGTCTCCGCATATATGCCGAATCATCAAAAGAAACCCCGTGCCTCCAATTCCTGAAGGCTCCATTATCAAATCCCCACGGCTCTCCCACATAAGGACGCGGGATTTGATCAATCCACATTCTGCCCCAGCGCTTTGCTTGGAGTTTCTGTAGAATCCTTCTGCTCCTCGTATCGCCTACTAGAATTGTCATAGCAACTCTCGCAAAAGTGAACCCCTAGTGCTTCAAGCAAAATTAGCGTTGTTTCCTCTCCGCTCTTTCCACATTTATCACAAAGCTCCATACGTCATGTTTATACATCGAACAAGCTTGCTAGTCAAGATGGATGGTAAGGCGCTGGCACGGTTTTTGGTACGACTTAGATTCAATTATCCGCACATAAACTAAAGAATCGGATACTGCACATATTCTCTATGTGACAGGAATTACACGAAATTTGTCTATTTATAAATTGATGATTGTAATGATAACTGAATGATTAATCCAGTTTCCACACTAATCATTTGTATGGCTTACGCTAGCTTTGGCAGGGTTTTTGGACGGGGTTTTATGTCTCTCTGCCAGTTTTTCTACTGCTTCTCGCAGGGCTTCATCG